ATGCTCGCGACATATGCCTTCGCGACATCCAGCTTGCGGGCGTAATCCGGGTCGGACTGTCTGACGGTCTGTTCCCAGGCAGCAACTGCCGAACGGTTCGCCTGACGGGCATTTTCCTCTTGCTGGAAGGCATCCGCCTCAGCCTGGCGCTCGAGGCGCTGCTGGGCGTGGCCGAGGTCGTAACGCTGCTTCGTGATGCCGACAGCAACGTCCGGTGCCACCCTGCCCTGCCTTACCTGCTCTTGAAGATCAGGGGGAAGGGCTCGTCCCGTGTACTCCATCGCCAATTGGACGAAGGGAGACAACTGCTCGAGGAACGTCTCGTAATCCCCCTTGCGGAGGGTCGCGAGAGCCTGCAGTCCGAATGCGAGGTCCTCAGCGGACAGCTCATTCTCCTGCATGTATGCCCTGAAGGGCTCGACCTCCTTGACCTGGTCCCGGTAGCTGTTCCGCTCCGAAAGGAGGGACTTGATCCGCTGCTGGGTCGAGGGCGTGTAGGTCTTGATCTCTTCAGGCGAAAAGTCCTGCGGCGCGTCCTGGTTCGGAGCCTTCTGAGCATCCTGCTCGGATCGAGCCTGCACCGATCCATCGGTGGGCGCTGCTTCCGTCTTCGGCTCGATGGCCTTCTTGACGGCTGCAAGCAAACCAGCCTTGGGGTCGGTTTCTCCGGGTGACGAAGCCGGGTTAGCGTCGGAAGCGGGAGACGAGGCCGCAGGAGCGTCGGAGGCGGGTGACGAAGCCGCAGGAGCGTCATGGCTAGGAGATGGCTGAGATGTTGATGGTTCCACCGGCGACGAGGTGGTGGGATTTTGAACGTCTAAGTTTCCATCTATCGACATACGGGCCAGCTCCTTGGTTAGCTGGCCAGGCGTTATACCCGAATGGGAATAACGTGTCTACTTTTGGGTGCCGACATACCCCACATCAATTCAGAGGCATGTCAGGAGCCCCAGAGGGCGCCCTGGGAGCCTGGCTGTCCATGCCGGGCGCCTGGGGAGCATTACCCGCCCCTTCCGGCCCCTGCATGGCTGCGCCGGGCATCATGCCCCCTCCTGGGTTGCTGATGCCCTTCATCGCATTCATGGCGACGATCGACGGCAGATCGGACACGAAGGCCTCGGTGATGTCGATCCGGCTGCCCATGGCCTGGATGAGCTGCTCGAGAGCCCACTGGGGGTTCATCCCAGGGATCTGCAGCATGAGAGGCATCAGCCTCTCCATGTTGGCAACTTCCTGCGCCTGGTTCGGGCGGCCCATGGAATCCGCCTCGATCTCGAGGAAGACCTCCTGCGCGACCTCCTGAGCCGTCATCTCTGGCCAGACGGCGCCAGGACCGGCGATCTGCAGCACCGTCTCCTTGCTGGTGTTCAGCAGAAGCACCTGTCCCGCGGCGCGGGCAAGCTGCGTCAGGATGTCGTTCAGGTCGTCGATGCTCGAGCCCAGGGCCGAAGTCATCGATGACTGCGCAATGCTCGATTCAGTGGCCGTGGCATTCGACGTGCCGCCAAGGTTGGCCTCCTGGGTGCCGACAGAACGGAGGATGTCCGTGAAGGTCTGCTCCGTCTCATACATATTCGGGTCAATGCCGGGTCCGCGGACCACCTGCAGGAGGTCGTCCACCTTCTGGCCCGGCTGGAGGGCATTCAGCTCCACGACGGCATTCGCCGGGCGGTTCTGCAGCTTGGCGAGATCCTCCTCGTCGAGCATGCCCTGAGCCGTGGCCGTCAGGGGCCGGTTGGCAATACGATGCTCACGCAGGCCCTCGCGGGCGCGGTTGATCTCCATCTGGGGGTGCCGGATGAGCGTGACGTCGGACGGCGGGAAAATCGTCTTCTCTGAATCGCTCTCGTTCATCACCAGGGCGAACCAGGGATAGAACCGCTCCATGTAAACCTCGGGAGCGGCAGGCTCCCGCAGGAAGTCCTTGTAGCCATCGCAGAGGATGTAAACGAGGCCATCCGTCTTGGAGTAGACCTCCCAGACGCAGGCCACGTCCTGGGTAGCCGCATCATCGGACTTGCCGTCCTGCATGAAGTGCCGCGCGAGCGTGACCACATCCTGGCCGGTGTCGGCCCGCTTATAGGCGTTGTAGCCCTTGCCCACATCGATTCGGTAGATCCGCTTAACCTCATCGACGGACAGCATGTACTCCTGCGCAACCCAATCGGCGCCCAGGAACTCTCGCAAGTGGACACACTTCGGGTCGGGGATGATCGACATCGATGTCGGGTAATCGAAGATCAGACCTTCACGCACCACCTGGTCCTGCTGGGCCTGGAGGTCCTGCACGATCAACCGGAGACGCTCGATCTCCGCGGCATCCTGCTGGGTGATGCCGTCAGCGATGTCAGCCGAGAGCTGCTCCATGGTGGCGAGCTGGTTGGAAATGTCGGCAATCCTGGCCTCGATCTCGGGGCGCACCTGCATGAGGCGCTGGAAGCCCAGCTTCACGTAGCCCACGCCGGTCGTGACGGCCCGGCGGACCATCAGCTTCATCATCGTCTTGAAGGGATGGACCTGTTCCTGAATGTTGTATTCGTAGACCACCTCAAGGGTCTTGCCGATACGCTCAACCTGCTCGATCTGATCGCGCACCTGGGCGGCGTCCTCAATCACAGCCTGGGCGATCTGGGCAGCCTGCATCACCATCGGATCGGGGGGCGGCGGCGGCATCTGCATGCCGGTCATCGGATCCACCTGCGGCATCATCGACTGCTGGGCCATGGCCACGGCATCCATGGCAGCCTTCAGTGCCGTATTGGAGCCATCCCAGACCGTTCCCAGGAGCCGCTGGCGGCGCCGGGCGACGGCCTTGGGGTTCTTTGCGTAGAGGGCAGCCACTCGCTGCTGGATGTGGCGCAGGGTGATGTTGACCACATAATTGTTGTCCTGGCCGGTGCCGGGCCACTGCTTGCCGAGGGCAAACTCCTGGTCGGAGCGCATCCGGTCGAAGTCCTTCTTCCACCGCTCCTTGCCCTTCTTCACGTTGGCCGTCCACGCGCGCACCAAAGCCTCGCGCGACGGGCTCATCTCCGGTGCCTCGCGCTCGAGGACCTTGCCTTCAGGATCCATCAGACCGGCGAGGGCATTGCCGGTGGGGGAATTCTCCATCATCGCTCCAGCCATGGGATCGAGGGGCGCGTTGGGGTCTACCGGGGGGATACCGAGGCTCATGTCACCATCCTGCTCTAGCGCGACTGAATTCAGTTTTGCGTTTCTCGCGTTTTGCCATTTCATGCAGCCAGGCGCCAGTGCCGAAAGAGGTTTCCGGCGCCTGCACCTGCTTCGACCTGGGCCGCATCTGCTTCAAGAGGCCGAGGCCCATCATCGAGAGGGCGTCCACGAAGTCATCGTGGCTCGCCGCCGGGAACTTCAGGATCTCGGAGCGGGCTTCCGGCCACCAGGAGGCGAATGCCGGGAAGTAGATCTTGCCAGACGACATGCGGCCCAGGACGGACTGAGCGCGGCTCTGCTTGTCGCCAATGGGCGTGATCTCGTCGATCGCCGCATAGGACTTCGTCTCCACCATGCGCTTGCGCAGGAAGGGGCCGATCGACTTAGAGATGTGCCCCTTCTCGGCAAACCAGAAGATCGGCTTATACTTTCTGATGAGGTTGCACATCTGCTCGACGGCCCGATCGGTGGGGATCCTGGCCCACACTGAATCGGGCATGATCCAGATGTCGTCATTCTTATCCACGCCGAAGGCCAGGAGGCAGGTGCGATCGCGATCCTGCTGGGTCGAAACGGCATGATCCGACGCACAGTAGAAGCGCAGCTCCTCGTCCTTCGGCCTGGCGTTCGGCGAGTGGTACTCGGACAGCATGTCAGCACGAAAGAAGATGCCATCTTCAGGCGCCGGGCGGCCCTGGTAGAGAGCCATGAAGCCGCGGGGATCCGTGCGCTTCTGGGATTCAAGGAACTCCTTGTCGAACTTCTCAGGCCAGAGCGCATCGCCGGGCTTGCGGCCCAGGATGTCGTTGTCCTCGGCAAGGGCCGGAAGATCCACCATATGCCACTTGGCGGCTTCGCGTTCGTTGTAATAGGGGTTCGCAGGATCCGTCAGACAGCCAATGAGGTCCGATTCATGCCATCTGGTTTGAATCAGCACTATGCGCCCG